AAATCCGATTAATAAATCAGAACTCAGAAAGCCTGCACCGCTTACTATAGAAGTCGGCGGTAAGGAGTTTCATCTAGGGTATTCCCGCATAGCAAAGTTTCTGGAATGTGCAAAGCAGTACAAATATACGTATGTGGATCATATACGAAATACTGCTGCCATCCCCCTCAGGCGAGGGCAAGCCTACCACAGTACGCTTGAAACCATGTTCAACCATAAACTTTTTAATGATAATGAGGAACTCAAACTTTCAACCTGTGAGAAGTTGGCTGTTATCAATTCACGTAAGGAAAATCTTCCCGAGCGGGAGACGTGCAACGTTATTGATGCTATTCGGTTTTATCATCCCATGATGTATTATAAGCATACACCCATTTGTGTAGAGGACTCTTTCACAATTAATCGTGGGGGGGTAAAGCTTACTGGCCGGATCGACCTTATCAATGATATGGGGCGAATCATCGACCACAAATTCAGCTATGATACCTGGGCGGAAACGCGCTCTCGTTATGGGGTTCAGCCTATGATTTATCAGTGGGCTGGGCTAGATTGGCTTCCAGGCTATTTGCAAAGACAGCATATGGACAGCGTACCTTACACAGGTTTTCAGTATAATATAATGCGTCTGTTCCCACATCCGCTTATTCAAGTGATTGATATTCCTGTAATTAAGCAGGATATGAGTGATTGGTGGGAGGAACAAATTGCTGAGGTTGCCAAAGGTATTTTATCGGGAGCATTCCCCGGCAACGCTTCCGATAAAAGTTGTCAGCACTGCGATCATAAAAAAATCTGCAAACCCGCCATCTATCGGATAAAAAGCTTTAATCTTGGGGCGCAGATTTCGGATGATGAAGATTATTAATCGCGCCCACCCTCTGTGGGAATACACAGAGTAGGTAGCCGTGCTATCTTAGATGCCCCGACGCCATTGGCAGAGGGGAGTATTCACTAAGTATCCAACTTATTAGTAGCTGGTTACGTAATTTAGTGTGAGGCATTTAATACCGAGTAAGGAATGACTATGATAGAAGAGTATTCACACAAGCAGGACGAGGACAGTATTAATATCCTCAGTGACCTAACGAGTTTTATGAAGTATGCAAAATATCTTCCGGAACTTGGCCGGAGGGAAGTTTGGAACGAGACCTGTAATCGTAACCAAGAAATGCACATTAAGCATTATAAAAAATATCCAAGTCTCATAAAGGATATTGTAGAAACCTATGGCATGGTACGGAGGAAGGAAGTGCTCCCCTCCATGCGCTCAATGCAATTTGCCGGACGCCCCATTGAAATTACTCCCTCCAGAATTTTCAACTGCGCGTACTTGCCTATAGATGCTATTGAGGCATTTAGCGAGATTATGTTCCTCCTTCTAGGGGGAACAGGGGTAGGTTATTCAGTCCAGCTTCAGCATGTTGCTAAACTCCCACCCATAAACGGACCACTTCTTACACAGAGATTCGTAATTGGAGACAGTATTGAAGGCTGGGCGGATGCGGTTAAAGTGCTGATTTCTGCCTATTTTCGTCCAGATAAACTTTATCGTCCGATTTTTGACTTTTCAGATATCCGTCCAAAAGGTGCCAGGCTTGTAACTAGTGGCGGTAAGGCCCCGGGTCCCGCCCCGTTGAAAGCTTGTCTCGATACTATTGAAGACATTCTTCGTAAACATGTAAACGGTGACCAGCTTAGTTCCCTAGAAGTGCATGACATTGTTTGTATTATTGCCGATGCCGTGCTAGCTGGCGGTATTAGACGTGCAGCGCTCATTTCACTCTTCTCTCTTGATGATGGGGCAATGCTTAAGGCTAAGTCAAACTTTCCTGTTATCCGTAGCAAAGAGTTGGGGATGGATCGGTATGAAATCGTAGTAGATGAACCTGGCTATGGAGAGACCACGCACTATCTCGCGCTTTCCGCGTATGCGCTTGATCTGATTAATACTAATGGTACTCTTCCTTGGTACTATTTTCAGCCACAGCGGGGACGGTCGAATAACTCGGTGACATTGCTTCGCGGCGCGGTGAGTAGAGAAAGGTTCGATCAGCTCTGGGATACCATTCAGGCATCTGGCTGCGGGGAACCGGGGTTTTACTGGACTAACAATCTCGATTATGGATCGAATCCGTGTTGTGAGGTTAGTCTAAAACCATTCTGCTTTTGCAACCTGACTACAATTAATGCGCGTAAAATTAAAACGCAGGCGCAGCTTAATCGTGCGGTTAAAGCTGCAACGTTTCTTGGAACGCTGCAGGCGGGTTATACAAACTTTCACTATCTTCGGCCCATTTGGCAGGAGACAACAGAAGCGGATGCGCTGCTGGGGGTGAGCATGACCGGCGTTGCGGAAGCCGGGTACTTAACGCTTGATTTTGAGAAGGCGGCAAAGATTGTTCTTGAGGAAAATGCCCGGGTAGCCGACATAATTGGAATTAATCATACGGCCCGTGGCACGGTATTAAAGCCCGAAGGTACTAGTAGTCTCGTGCTGGGAACAAGTTCCGGCGTTCATGCATGGCACCATGAGCTTTATGTTAGGCGTATGCGTGTCAAGAAAAATGAGGCGGTCTACAAATACTTGCTGGAGCAAATTCCACAGCTTGTAGAAGATGATTTGCTTGATCCGAGTGGGGCTATTATTTGTATTCCCGTTAAAGCGCCTGAGGGGGCGATTACTCGGGAGGAAACAGCGCTCGATCTATTAGAGCGTGTCTTACTCTTTAGTCAAAAGTGGATACGCCCCGGACACGTTTCTGGGGATAATACGCACAACGTTTCGGCTACTATTACGATAAAACCGAACGAATGGTCGTTAGTCGGTGCCTGGATGTGGGAGCACAGGAATGATTACAATGGCCTAAGCGTCCTGCCTTACGATGGGGGTACTTATACGCAGGCACCATTTATGGACGCTACGCAGGAAGAATATGAACTTATGCGCCAGTATCTCAAGCAGATTGATCTTACGCAGGTCAACGAAGCAGAGGATGAAACAAACCTCACAGGAGAACTTGCTTGCGCTGGCGGAGCTTGTACTATATAATAGACAAATAGTAGTATTATTATGGCATTGGGAGAGATTAAGTTTCTACCCATGCCATAATAATACTAAATTAGAAAAAACATTTTGGAGGCAGTATAATATGTCACATGAACGAACTTCCCGCCCGTCTCTGCTCCTAGCAGCACTCTCGTTTCTTTCCGGGAGTTTAGGCACACCATTAGCTGATCCTAATCGGCGCTATTCTCGCACAGGGATGCGCAGTCGAACAAAGCCAAACTATCAGTGGTCCTTGGCCCCTAAGGAAACATTCAAAGGACGTAGCGCCCGGCGTATGACACGGGCACAGGCTAAGATACTTATTCAAGATGCAAGGAGTAAGCAGCGTGTCAAACAAGTAGCTGAAGCTGTTAGATATTCCTTCGATACCGGTAAGTGGACTGTTCGGTTGAATAACGGGCAATGGCTTGTGGCCAGAACCTTCGAAGGCTTGGTCAAAAATATTGGAGGCATGTCCGAGTTAAAGGCGGATCAGCTTTGGGCATACCTTGATAAGAATCGCAATCAATGGATCACTTTTGTTGCGGAAACCAGCTCAGTTAAGAAGAGAGGAGTTAGTTTTGCTTAATCCCACCATCATTGGTATCTCTGGCCACAAGGGATCAGGGAAAGATACGCTTGCTGCATATATCGCTGATCATGCGCGGCGTCGGGGGTATAAAGTACTCTTTCGCTCCTTTGGTTCTGCGCTAAAGGAAGAAGCCGCTTATGCGATGTCCCTAGCAACAGATAAGACTTATGAGGAGTTACTAAATGAGTTCAACGATGTGGCGAAAAAGGAGCGTTGGCGACTTCTGCTTCAATTATGGGGAACGGAACTTCGCCGAACGGAGGCAGAGTCTTACTGGCTAAATTGTCTTCAGGAATGGATAGAAGAGAATTCTGCAATGTATGTGGAGGGTAAGCAGAAGTTACTTATCTTTGTGCCGGATGTCCGCTTTAATAATGAAGCAGAGTTTATCAGGGATCGCAAAGGGTTCCTCATTCGCATAGAGCGCCCAGGTCGTCCTCTGGATAAACATAGCAGTGAAACGGAGCTGGATAACTATACGTATTTCAACCGATGTATTCTGAACGCAGGGACAAAGATAGACCTTGACCTAATTGCTCAGCGGCTTCTACAATCTCTCGAATTTTGGGGGGGCGTAGGAGGGCAGCAGGAGTATCCAGCTCCTCCCGGGATACACCATAATGAGGGAATTATCTAATATGTCAGGAGCTAATTATACAGAGGCGTATCTCGAACTTCGTAATGCCTGCCGTGCGCTTGTGCAAGCAGCAGAGCCCAAGCATGAGATCGTTCAAGCTTTTACCGGAGAGAGATTTCAAGCGGTACTGGTTCCCACAGAAGAGTTCAATTACTTTAAGGCTATTGCCCGAAAGCACTTTCATATCGCTGAAGAGGAACAGGGTAATCTTACTGCCTTACAAGCGGGGTTACTCCGGTGAAACGAAAGGTAATCCTGCCTTTATCCGCTAAGCTCAGAACGCTGGCGCAAGGGGAGGCCCCACTCAGCCAGGTCAAACCGGGGGAGTCTGTGGTAGGATATGAGTATAATAGCCATCGTCCCAGCTCTAGCAGAATTATTGCTATTAAAGAGTTAGGTAAGTATCCAGGTATGAACATATTCCTGCGTGGAATTAACTCTATTAATATATCCTGGGATACAGTAGTGCTTACATTGTTCGGTGAGAAAAAAATGACAGAGCACCCAAGGCACCTCTTGGGGCTCTGCCTTGTGAACCCAAAGCAGATTGTTGTGCGAGAAATGAGCGTCATCAATGAGACTTCTCCCGAGCCGATGGCAGAAATAACGTGGGAAGAGGACTGCCAGTACCTTTGGGCGGAGGGCATCCTCGTAGGATCAAATGACGAAAGCGCAAATCAGTGCACTCAAACATAAGTTAATAAATTGCTTCATAGCTAATCCCAAGGAGGGACAAGAGTTAGCTGTGCAGTTTGGTCTCTGGGACTGGCTCTATCAGGCGGTCGCTAAACCCATTCATCTGTGCCTATGCCGAGAAGATATTAACGCATTCCTCGAATATATTATGGTAGATCCGGAAACTGGCGGGGCAGTAAAGCAGCAGCCTTTCCATCATGAGTGGCAAGCCATCATTACTAAGTTCAAGCGTGTACTTATTGCAGCGCCGCGTGGGCATGGTAAATGCCAAACAGGGGAAACCCTTAATACTATGGCGGATGGCTCTCGTGTAATGGTTAAGGATTTGATTCTTGGACAAGAGTATAAGTTTCTTTCCTGGACGGAAGAAGATGGTTACTCGACGCAGCCAGGGCGTGTTTGGCAGTCTACGAGGCAAAACTGCTATGAAGTTAAGACACGCGCAGGGCGTACAACCTCCTACTCAGAAGAACATCCTTGCTGGACGAGTAAAGGCTGGGTAGCAACTAAAGATTTACTTCCGGGGGATCGTTTTGCTGTAGCACTGAGTCAACCACATGGAACTAAAGAAGTTTCCTCAGAAGAAGCGTGGCTTATGGGCTTGATTATCGGTGATGGTGGTATTAAATATCATCAGTGCGGGATAACGTCTGCTGATCCCGTAATCGACCTAGAGATTATGCGATGCTCTGCCTTTATGGGCTTTACCATGAGGCACGGTTCAGAAAAATATCCCTATTGTCACTCTTTGCCCCATGGGGCTTTACCTTGGTTAGAGCGCTATGGATTAAGGGGAAAGGGTTCCTATACCAAACGTATTCCTGCGGAATGTTTTACATGGAATGCAGAAGGTGTTCGAGCGTTGCTTGATGGTTATTGGCAAGCAGATGGGTCGGCCAGTAGCAATGGTAGTATAATTGAATATTGTTCTGTAAGTAAAGAACTTCTTGGGGATGTCCAATCACTTCTTTTGCGGTTTGGGGTTACTGCACAAATTTCAGAGAAGCATGGGACATACTTAGGATTACCCCATTTATCGTATAGGCTACTTATACTGGGTGGATCACGAGAACAATTTGTGGGGCTCTTAACGGGAAATCAGCCAAAGACTTTAGTTGCGCGAGAGCTTGCCCAGAAAAAATCGAATGCCAACGTGGATGTTATTCCTGATGCCTTAATGAATCGACTTAGTATTAGGCGCGGTTTCCGTAGTGATAAAAAAAATGGCTGTGATCTATCAAATAGACGACTTAACGGGCATTTACGTCGTAAAGTGTTGCGACATGCCGAGATTCATCCTAATGGACTTCTAGCTAATAACGCAAACCTATTCTGGGATGAAATCGTGTCCGTCAAATGTATAGGAAGGCAGCAAACCTACTCTGTAGAAATAGATAACACGCATGTACATATCACTGATGATTTTATCACGCATAACACTATACAAGTAATTGGACGTATTGTATGGGAGCTTGGGCGCAATCATGATCTTCGCGTTAAAATAATTGGCGCGAGTGATGAAAAAGCCAGAGAAGTTCTTGGTCTCGTTTCTGAACTAATTAAATCCTCTCCCCAAGTACAAGAAGTTTTTCCCGATCTTATTATTGATTCAGAGCGTGGTGATAAGAAAGAAGCCTTCTTTGTTATGCGCAATATCGCGCAAAGAGACCCTAGCGTGCAGGCGAGCGGGGTGATGTCCGCAGGAGCAGGAGGCCGTGCTGACCTTCTTGTTTGTGATGACGTTGTTGACGTTAAGAATGCTGTTACAAACCCTGCTATGCGTGAACAGGTTATTCGTGCGATTAAAGAAACGTGGTTTTCCCTTGTTGCTAGTCAGGGTCGCATTGTTTGGATTTGTACTCCCTATCACGTGGCTGACTGCTCCCATGATCTGAAGAACACGCCAGGAAACTTCTGGAAAGTTTGGTGGACTCCCGCTATCAATAAGATTGAGGTCATGGATAAGGATAATCGACCGCGTATGGAGCCGGTTTTCGATGATAAGGGTGAGCTTGTCCATAATAACCGGGGCGAGATTGTTATGCGTTCGGTTATGGAAACAACCTATCTCTGGCCAGAAAAGTGGGGGGAAGAGACGCTGGCCAGCAAGCGTATTGAAGTCGGAGAGCGCGTATTTGCGCGTCAATATCTGCTTAATGCTATGTCGGACGAAGAGCGCACGTTCCCCGAGCGCGGCATTAAAAAGAGTTATGATATCATGCTCGGGGATATTGGTGAGGGAATTGATGATAACTGGCCCACATTCGGCGGAGTAGACCTTGCCTCCAGTCTTGGGAAAAAAGCAGCCTATACAGTAATATGGACCCTCGCTCGAAACCCGGTAGATAAGCGCCTCTATTTTAAAAGTATGTGGCGGGCTAAGATAGACTTCAATGAAATTATGTCAGCGATTAAATCTGAATATGAAAAGCACCATTGGAGATTTTGCTATGTCGAAAACAACGGATTTCAAAAAGCAGTTATTGATGCTGCAGATAAAGATCATAAAGATATTCCGATACAAGGCTTCCATACAAGTGCGAGCGGTAAGTTTAATGAACTCGTTGGATTACCTGGTCTTGCGGTTAGCTTTGAGAAGGGTCTGTTTGCACTGCCAGCGGCACGTTTTACTCCTGAAGGTGAACTTACAGGAGAGGACAATACTGGTTATGGTGTGTTTTTAGATGAACTACGAAGTCACCCGGGCGGGGAGCATAGCGATACGGTCATGGCCCTATGGTTTGCTTATCGCGCAGCTATAGAGGGCATAAGCGATTTTGAGTCAAGCTGGATCGACGCGATTAGTTCTATACGGTAAAACCCTAGGACAGGCCGCTTTCTTTGCGGGCATGATACAATAGTGAACGTATCAGAGGAATTATTATGGGCAGTTTTAGAATATTTAATTTTCAGGATAATCAAGAGGAAGTTGTGCCGGTACCGGGTTGGGCGTTAAAACTCGGAAAAAAGCTCGGTAAACTCTTCGACCCGAATATCGGCCTGCAGCCTGTCAATAACCTAGGCTCTGATAAAACATTAACGGATATGCTAGGGACGAGTGATACCAACTCGATGACTTCAATCCCGACGCAGTGGAAGGTTTTCCAGGATAGGAAATCTGTTTACCTAGATATAGAGGCCATGGATGGCCAGGATGAAGTGGTTGCCACGGCATTAGACATTACGGCGAGTAATGCTACCGATTTTCTTGATGATGAGCCCTCGCGCCTGCAGTTTCGTTCCAAAGACGCACGTGTAAGTAAGATACTTAATGATCTTAGAACACGATTGGAACTTGATGATAGTGTAACCTGGCAGCTCGCCCGAGATATGGCTATGCACGGGTCTATTTTTCGGGAAGTGGTTATTGACGCAAAATTGATGAAGATTGTTGATTTCAAGCAAACACTCCCTTTCCAGATTTACCCGAAAACCAATATGAAGGGGGACAAACAGCCTGGATGGCTCGTCAAAGTTGAGCAGGATATCTACAACGGGGGAGGACAGAGTTTAGATGAATGGCAGATTTGTCCATTCCTCTTTGGGTCTAAACGAGGTTATCTTACAACTCCTCCCTTAGCCGCCGCTCGCAGGGGATGGTATCGACTGAATAAGATGGAAGACGGCATGGCCGTGGCAAGACTAGTTCGTGCTTATGATAAACTTGTTCATAAAATCCCCGTTCAGCAGCAGTGGGCTACTGACGATATTCTCAAAACTATTAAACGGTATAAAGACGCAATCACTAAGCGCAAGATGGAGAATAATGATGGATCGACAACGCAGCTTGATGCACCACTGGATGTCGCCACGGATTTTTACATGCCGGATGATGGCACGAATCGGGGGGATGTCAAAGTTCTCACGAGTAACAATCAGCAGCTCGGAAATCTTAACGACCTTCTTTATAGTCGAGAAAAACTGCTGGTCAGGCTTAAAGTTCCTATTAGCTCCCTTCAGCTTACCAGTGCACAAAAGACGCACATATCGAAAGGTGGCGGGGGGGTTTCTGAAGCGCAGATAGAGTTTGCGAGGCATCTGAGAAACATTCAGGCCGTGATTCGTCGGGGATATTATCGCCTGGGCGATATGGAACTTCTACTAAACGGAATAATTCCTACGGTAGGATTATACGAGGTAGTATTAAGAGATATAGACACAGCAGATCCCGCCAGTGATGCACAAATCCTTCTGACCTGCGCCCAGGCGGCTGTGTACTTTGTCGAAGCCTTCGGCGCTCTTCCGACTGAGCTGCTGGCCAGCAAATTCCTCTCCCTCACACCGGATCAGCAAATAATGATGGACAAATTCCTCACTGCCGATGGGGACAAGATCACAGAGCTGCGTATGAAAGCTCTTGCGGAGGAAGCGGCTCCTGGGGCACGCCCTATACCCCCTGCAGCAGCCGGAGGTTCTACCGGAAAAGGGTCTGGCAACAGTAACAAGTCGAGGGCGGCTAGATCATCCGAGCAAAAAGGTGGATCGAAGGCAGCACAGCAGGGAGAAATACCGCTAGAAGATTTAGTTTCTGTCTTTGCTGCTTTACAGCAAAATATTAATAGCGATCTTACCAACGCCGGTGTGGAGTTTGTTCCAGATGTGGATGAAAGTTTTAAGAACCTCATTCGCCAGAACCTACGCGATATAGCAACGGTTGGGGAACTGGATATTACGGAAGATTAAAAATGAAAAAGTTACAACGACAAATTGCTCTTCTTTACGCTACCTACCTGGGTACGGTTCCCTTCTTTACGTTTTGTCTTATGCTTATATTAGTAGGGGTAGTTGCTGCGTGTCTTCCGAAATTTGCCTGGGTTGTGCTTGTTGTCTCTTTTATTTCGCAGACCGTTATTCAGCTTCTTAGTCTGCCCGCCTTGCAAATACTATCAGTGGAGGCAGAAGCACAGCGCCAGGAAGATCATGCAACAGTTATGTCTTCCCATGCACTGCAGGTAGAGAACAACGCCCGGGTAGAAACCCTTTTAGGGGGAGTGCATGCCCTTATTTCGGAACTGCATACTTTACACTTCCAAGATAGCATTTCTGATGACCACGAATAGTTCAACACATCCTTTGAAATGTCTCCACATGTATTTAGCCCGCCGCAAGCACCCCTGCTTTAGCGGGGCGTTAGGCGGGCTTGCCGAAGGTCCCCGAAACAAAGCCTTTAGGCCGAGCGAAGTGAGTTCGGCTTTCGTGAGACGAAAATAGGTGTTGACAAAAGTGTTGATAACGTGTATTTACATTGTGTATACAATATGCTATAATGGTATATGAAAAAACCTTCTAACTTTCGTCTCAGCGAAGAAGCATTGCGGATTTTGATTGTGATTTCCGAACACAAAGGTATAGGACGCACCGCTGTTCTTGAACTGATTATCCGAGAGTACGCCGCACAATCAAAACTTGATAAGGGTGAGGTTCAACAGTGAAAAGCAACACCATATCGCGGCGGCAGTCGGAAGGGCTTTGCGTCCAGTGTGGCTCGGAACGCGGAAACTCGGCTACAAAAATAAGGTGTCGGCCTTGTGCTGATTTGCACAACGCAAAAGGACATCCGCACCGCAGTTCGGGATTTTGCTTCGATTGTCGTACCCCGCTGACGGATAGTGTGGGGCGGCGTTGTGTCGTGTGTGCAGAAAAAAGCAATCAAGCGACAAAAAACAGAGTTCAGAAATACAAGAAGGCTGGTCACTGTGTCCAGTGTGGGAACACAGAGGTTGTTACCAAAGGCGTATACCACCTTTGTACTACTTGCTACTTCCGTAAAACCGCTAAACAAAGATTGGGGTCAGCAACGCGCTGGAAAGAACTGGAAGACCTTTGGATAAAACAGGATGGTATCTGTCCCTACACAGGCTCCAAACTAATACTCGGTGTTGACGCTTCGTTAGACCACATTCTGCCATCAAGCAGATTTCCTGAACACAGACACGACATCAATAATGTTGAGTGGGTTCATTATCGTGTAAACGAAATGAAAAAAGACTGGACGAAAGAAGAATTCCTCCAATTCATGCGAGGTATTCTCGCAAATGTGTAGAGATAGATAGAGCCGTTGGGCGTCAACGCAAGGCACTGGCCTAAGCGTAGCCCAAGAAGCCGTCGGGCTTTAGCCCGTGCGGAGTGTCACAAATAAATAGTTATTCTACTAGGTCTTATTTCTCTAATTTTCATGTATAATTATCCTATTACACACTTAATCAAGTGCATTAGAGTTATGAGAGGCAATTAAATAAATGGAAGTTAAACCCACACGGGGGCGAGTAGATACGCAAGTTGTGCAAAAAAATGATGCCGGAGCGGTTTATGGCGGCACCATTATTGAAGGAAATGTGACGGTGCGAGAGGCTCTGGAACTATCTGGTCTTAATTGGAGTGTTGGTCTGGAGCCTCTGCTCTCTCCAACACTTCCTTCCTATGATGAAGCTACTGCGGAAACGTCTCCTGTATTAGAAGCGGAGGTCTGCTTAAAGACCGGTAATCGGGAGGTCATTCCGGGATTAAAGGCGCGTTATATTAAATCGGCTGAGCGCACCTCTGCAGGTAAATTCCTCAATGTACCGGTTGGTCTCGTTGATGTGGTGCCAACGCAAGTTGTTCCTGGGTATTACGCCACTATGCGTCAGGATAATAGGGCTGTGCTAGGCGTTGTTAAGAGTCGTTATAACGTAATGCAAAACATTCAGGCGTTTGACTGGATTGATGCGATACTTGGGCAGGATGGCGCTTGTATTAGCTCAGCAGGCGCTCTTTACGGGGGGCGCATGACCTGGATATGTGTAGACCTCGGCGGCTTTGATGTACTCCCTGGGGATGAAATTAGGAAGCATATTCTCATAGTTAATAGTCATGATGGCACGAGCAATCTGGTTGTGCAAATGCTGCCTTTTAGACTTGTGTGCCAGAATATCTTAAACTTCCATGGACTGAAATCGGGGTCGGAAGAACTGAAAGTACGACATAGTAAAGGGATGTTTAAAAAGTTGGAAGTGGCTAAGGATACATTTATCCAAGCCCACAGGAACTTTGATAACGTGGCCAAGATTTATCAGGAATTCTCCAACGTAATTGTTACTCCTCAGCAGCAAAAGGATATTATCTACAATGCACTAAGTGTTCCGGAGGGAGAGGTTCAGGCATTCTTTCAGTCCGGGCAGCGAGCGGAGGAGGAAGGTAATTACAAGAGTCCACAATGGGTCAATCAAGTCGTTGATATTGAGCGGGCAATTGAGGCCGGACCTGGGAATGAATTTGGGAAGGGATCAATCTGGTCAATCTATAATGGACTGACTTATTACTATGATTACCTGCGGCACGTACGCGGGGAATCGAGTAAGCCAGACCTTGTGATCGAAAGCAAGATCAGTGGTTATTCGGCCAAAATGAAGGCTAAAAGTTTTATCTCCTGCTACAATGCTTTGCGTATGGCTGCTTAAAAAACTTACTATCCTAGTAACGGTAGGAGAGAAGAAGAAAAAGCCTCACTAAGAATTTTCAAGGTTCAGAGTGAGGCTTTTTCTTTTTTCAGCATACGAACACGCTGAGGCTTGAGACAATCAATATTTCAATTCTTTACGTTTCAAATTTCAATGCCTAAAAGGTGCGATTAAATAATTTATCGGCGGTCGGTCAGATTAGAAGCGAAACGTTCCAAAGAGTAGCAGGATTGCTCCTGGGATAGCTAAATGTACTAATTTTGCTAAAAATCCAACCGACCTGAGCCAATTTCCGCTTAGTGCAAAAGAGTGGGCCTATAATAGCGGTTGCTCTTTTGAGGGAGTGCCTGTTGGTATAAGCGTTATCCATGCGAGGGTACTTTTGGTTACCGACGATCTCTTTATACCTTATTTTTCTTTTTTTGTGTCAAGTGGACAGAAAAAACTTTATCTTATCCCAGGAAACTCATAGTCCCCGCATGTTACACTAATTATGTAACGTTCAAACGTTGCCAGCAATTAGTGTAAGGAAGTAAAAAATGAAGAGTCAATTAGCTAAGCTGAGGCTACAAAACCTTACTCGTGAAACGTTGACAGCGCTGCTCAAGCAAGAAATTCAAGCACCGGAAACTGTTCTTCTGCAAGACCACTATAACATAGCGGGATCGTTTGAAGAACATGTATCGGATGTGCTAGGGGCATTTCGAGCCTGGAGACGGGAGGACGATAACGATGATTACTGCTATAGCTGTTTACTCAGCATATTACCAGGGACTATCGTTTTCTATACCGATTACTACTATGAGACCGGTGGAACTAAGTATTACACCGTGAGCTACTCCGCAAGTGGTGGCCAGATTGTAGTAGGCAGCGACGTTCAACGAGTCGATGTAGAGATGATAGTAACTGATCTAGGCATTGGCAGCGATGAAGATGGCTACAGCAGCCAAGAAAATACACAGAAAGAGAATTCTATGGCGCAGATTAAACAAGCGAACGAGGGAAAAGAGGGCAATGACGTGGTGAAAGCTGCGGATAGTCTTACACCCCAGGTTGGCAATGCCGGGGTCCCAGACCTCACAGCGGGAACTACCGAGGCCGATCAGACGCCCACGAGCATTCCTGACCAAGTTAATGCTGCTAAGGCAGCAACCCCGGTCGAATACTCAGGTACAGAGGGTGTGGGAACCGGCGATACTGCTTCGGCAACTACGGCTCCTAGTACTAAGGAAGGACTTGCCGATGAAGCCGCTGGACTTAAGAATACGGCTACCGGCGATGGTTATAGCGCAGTTAATGCTGCGTTTAATACGTATGCGGGAGGCGGCCATGCAGGCGGCGGAGCAGCAGGGAGCAGTGGTACGCAGAAGCAGGCGATGCCTCTTATTCAGTCTGTTTGCAATGATCTCGCTCAGCAATCACTGAGCTATGTAAAACTTCAGTCTGTAGAGACGGACGCCAGTGGTAAGAAGCTGATGCACATTCAAGGCATTGCAACCCGCGCTGATATTGTCAACGGTATGGGAGAAGTTTATCCTCTCAGCGTTTGGGAAGCCAACCTCCCGACTATGAACGAGCAAGCTACGGCAGGCAAGTTCCTGGGCAAGGTGGAACATCCCGCGCAAGAACAAGGACTCGTAGACACAGCAATCAAGTTTGACAAGTTCTGGCTTCAGGGCTCGGATGTCTGGTTTGATGCAACGATTGTTCCGACCGAGCCTTATGGCAAAAACCTGCAGGCCATGCTTGAAGCAGGTGTTGCTATTGATTTGTCCAGTCGTGGATATGGCACGATGAAACAGGCCGACTGGCGTGGAGTCAGTAGGAAAGTTATCCAAGATGACTTCAGTTGTGTAGCCTTCGATGCTGTATGGCACGGAGCTTCGACCGGGAGCGGGGTCACGACCGCCAAATATCAGTCAACGACAGGTACCACGGCTGAAGCCGACGGAACCGAGAAAGTAGAGATTACACAAGCTATGGAACTGACCCAGGCACAGAAAGACGCTGCGGCCCTACGAGCTGTACGCGAAGTGAACGATTATCGCTCGGATCTGCTGAAGCAGTCTGCGGGTGAACTCAGTGAACTTGGCAACAAGACACTAAAGAACGCGCTGGAGCAGTGCAAGGATATTGAAAGCCTGCACACAACATACCAGGCATTTTTGCCTACTATAAAGCAGAGCTTTCCGAAGCCTTCGGCTGAGGCCCTCACGCAGAGCAACACCTATGCTCCTCAGTTTTATGTCACTAAGAGCGAAGCTGAGCATGCCCCTAAGACCGTTGGCGAACTGTTTGACCGCATGGTACAGGATCTTCCTACCACGTTCCCAGGCGGCGACCCTGGCAATTCCCCAATCGGATCTAAGTTCAGCAATCCTCGCTTAATTTGCAAGCAGATGCTCGTGAATACTGCGAATGAAGCGCACGGCGCTTTTAACGGCCGTGCAGCGGCTCGGGGCCTTCTCGCGCTTGAGCAGGGCAATGTCGAGCGTGCGGGGGATATCTTGACCCAGGCGCTTGAAAATGGTTCGACCATTGCGAACGGCAACGCTGTTAATGATGGCGCTCCGCTTTCTGCTCCTCTGATCTTTCCGCTAATCCGCCGAGTTTTTCCACAGTACATCATGAATGAGATTGCCTCAATCCAGCCGATGGACCGACCACAGGGTAAAATCTTCTACCTAGATGCGTATCGCACCGGTGCCTCCGATGGTGATACCGGTTCTACCTCCGATCCTCTTGGTACGGGTACTGCTGGTGAGCAGAGAATTGACCTCAATACTTCTGCGAATCCTTTTAATACCTCGTATGCGAACAACTCGACGGAAGGGTCTGCCGCTCAGATTATCCGTTTGCGTCTCAACAACATCACGGTCAATGCTTATACCAAGAAACTCGGCGCGGACTGGTCAATTGAGGAAATGCAGGATCTCCGGGCGTATCACGGCCTTGATGCCGCGCAGGAATTGATGGGTGCAGTTGCCAGGGAAATGGCCCTTGAGTGGAATGGTTCTGTTCTCAACGATATGCTGGCTCAGGCGACGGCGAGCTCGGCCACATTCGGTACTGTTGCTCCGGCAACGGGTTTCCCAAATCAAAAGGACTGGGATGAATATATCTGGACCTATATCTCAAACCTGGACAACCAGATTTTCGCACAGAGAAATGGCCCTTTAACACACATCGTGGCCGGTGTAGATGCCGCTCTTGCTCTTGGCAAGTCGTTTAGGCTTACGGCTCCTATCAATGGCAAGGACTCTGAGCTCAATGAACTGTATCCTGGTACTACTTTCTTTGGAACTGTGACTTCCCCAAGCGGCGGACGTTACAAGATTTTCCGAACAAACTTCTGGGGTACGGGAACTGCGAATGGTTCTCAGATACTCGGCATTCGCAAGGGTGCTGATTGGTCTGATACCGCTTACGTCTGGGCGCCCTACACCGATTATGTTACGCCGCAACTTACCGACCCGGCGGACTTCTCGCAGAAACAGGGAATTCTCTCCCGCGCTGCGCAGCAAGTGGTTGTTTCGAACGCTATGGGAACAATTACGGTTGCTAAGGGCACTACTGGCGTCATATTGTAAGCTCAAATGGGGAGTTAGCTATCTTGTTAACTCCCTAACTACTCATTACTTACTAAAAACAGGTGACAATTCCCCAGCCCTAAAGGGCGGGGCTTCTTAGCAGTCTACGCTGCTACTCTGTATTGCCCTACAGAGAGAATGTTGATGGCGGCGTTGGTGTCTCTGTCAAGAGACAAACCGCACTGTTGGCAATTATGTTGCCGTTCGGAAAGGGACTTCTTGGCAATGTGTCCGCACCCGCTACAGGTCTGGCTGGTGTAGGCGGGATTGATTTCGGCGTACACCCTAGCGGCTCTTGCAGCCTTCTGGGAGAGTACGTTCCGAAACATTGACCAAGAAGCATCGGAAATAGACTTTGCGAGGCAGTGGTTCTTGACCATGCCTTTGACGTTGAGCTTTTCAACGGCGATCACGCCGAAGCGGTTGACGATTTTACGGGCGGTCTGGTGAACAAAGTCATGCCGCCGATTGCGAACCCGCTCATGGATACGGGAGACGACCTTTTTGGCCTTGCGTCGTTTTCGGGAGCCGCGAACCTGCTTCGCCAACTTACGCTGCGCTTTTGCCAGTGCCTTTTCTTCTTTGCGGAAGAAGCGAGGGTTTTCAATGTTCTCGCCATTGGACAAAGACGCGAAGGTTTTCAGGCCAACGTCAATGCCAACCTGTTCCTCGGACGGCGGCAACAATTCGGGGCCGACTTCGCAGGAAAAGCAGGCATACCACTTATGACGGATGCGGCGAATGGTACACGTTTTGATTGTACCGTCAATGGGACGGTGAAGCCGAATGGCAACATCACCGATTTTTGACAAGCGAAGTTTTCCCTGATGGAACCCGAAGCCGCTTTGTGGGTAGGTGAACGAGTCGTACCCGTCGCCTTTGACGCGGGGAAAGCCTGGTGTCTCTCCTGCTTTCACGCGGCGAAAGAAAGCGTCAAAGGCAAGGTCAACACGGACGGCGACGTTCTGCAAAACTTGGCTGAACACATCGGAAAGTTCAGGGTGTTCCTTCTTCCACTTCGGGAACGCGGCCTGCTGCTTTACTTTAGACGGCGACTTGCCCAGCACTTCGTAGTCGTGCTTGCGCCAGTTCAGAAGGCTATTGTAGACCTGTCTACAGGTTTCAAGCGTCCCCGTCATGGCCGTCTCCTGCGCCTTCGTCGGGCACAGGCGATACACGTAGGCAAGTCTGTGGTTAGACATTCTTTTGGTTCTCGATGTATTGCTTGACTACGGAAAGCGGTGCGCCTCCGACCGTGATACAGCAATATGAGTTTGTCCAAAGTGACGGCAGGCGGGACGTTAGAACTGGGAACTCCTGCCGCAGATACCGAGAAGAACGGCCCTTGACCAGTTTGACGAACTTGTGAACTCCAAACTGCGGGTCTACTTCGCAAAGCAGATGAACGTGGTCAGGCATGACCTCAAGTTCGATGACCTCGCACTTGGTTTCGTCGGCGACCCCGTGAATAATGGACTTGAGCCGTTCGCCGATGTCGGCGGTCAACACCTTCCTGCGGTACTTCGGGCAAAAGATAACATGGTACTTGCAAGAATAGGCGACATTGTTGTTTGAGCGCAGTTCCGTAACCATGCAATTAGTATACCACAAGAGGCTATCTAATGTCAACACATCTAAAAACGCAAGGCATCAATATCATGCCTTCGGAAAGGCATGGAGCCTTATATCCCCATCAATAAATTGAGGGGCCTTACGGCTCCTTCGGTAAGATAAATACACAGTTCCCGATCTGTCGTACAATCTATTTTTGATTGTCAGACGAGAGCAAATTTTGCAGATCGCTAAATTTGGCTCTTTATGATATAATAAGTGTATAACACCACGATTTAAGGAACCTTCAATGAAAATAATTCTCCTTCTTTTGTCCCTTTTTACGCTGCTCTTTTCCTTTGGGTGTGCGCATGTTCGGCAGGGATATTATGGCCGTCCCGTTTACCCGTCTGCTTATCCGGTTATTGCTGTGCATCACAGTCATTATGGGAGCGGCTACGGATATTCCCATCATACATATGGTTATGGTGCTTCTCCGATAGTTTTTGCGCACGTTCATGTACATCACCACTATTGATAATAATTCTGTTGAATAACTAACCTACTCTCTATAAGTTGGGTATTTATTCATTTTGTAGGCTCTAATGAATAGAGAGAAATTATAATAATGCTAAGTCAATCCATTGTTGGGCACGGAACTAATAGGGAAGTTAACGACTTTTACCCGACTTCTCCTGAGTATACCGAGGCGCTGCTAGCAGTGCATAAGTTTCATGGCAGTATATGGGAGCCCGCTTGCGGGGCGGGAGATATGAGCCAGGTGCTTGAGGAGCATGGTTACACTGTCTATTCCTCTGATCTTTATTCTCGGGTACGTATGGGAAAAAGGATATCAGGGTAAAGCGGAGATCGGCTGGCTGTGATCTACTGTTGAATACCTGACCTGCTTTATGTAGGGCAGGTATTTTTTCATCCTCTATGTTAGAATACAGGTATGGAATCAAAAGTTTACGTGTATAACCCGGGCAAAGCCCCCTATCATTGTCAGGTCACTATCCCAGCAGGCAGCTACCTCGCTGTGAGTAAAGAAGTCGCGGAAACATTACGGGACTTACATATTCCAATCCTAGTAGAAGGTGATCCCCATTTTAAGCCACTCTTTGTGGAAGCATGCCCCGTAGTACGTAGTAGCAGGGTGTAATTCTGTCCTAGACAGCCTGAGATTGGACACAATACCTTATAATATAAAAGGAGAAAGAAATAATTTGATTCTCCTTTTTGAAAGGTAGGTAAGGAAATGGGAATAATCCCCCAGATTAATATCGCTAAGCAGGTTTTTGGCACGGCGACCGGCCAGAAAATTGAGAATGCCGAGGATAGCGTTCTTGATCCCCTCGTAGCACCACTGGAGAAGCTCGCGGAAGACGCTGTGGGAGCAGGGATCGCTTCTTTCCTCAAGACGCAGAACGAACCGACTACGGTGTATGGTTTGCTGGATTACGTGGATAAGCTGGCCACTTCCAGAATTAATGCTATGAATATTAGCGATACGCTTAAAGCAGATTTCATTGCGGCGCTGAATGCTCTGGAAGTCGATGGCGAAAAAGCCCTTCCAAACGATACTATTTAACTACTCCGGCTGTGGCCGCTGATACGGGGCTAATAACTTAGCCCCTTCTTTTTTGGTGATTTTATGAAAATTAAGCTATGGATTTTTGCATTCCTATTGATTGTAGTAGGTGCTTGTTTGCTGCCTGGGATAGCGAGTGCGGCGGGAACTTTTACTGCCACGCCAACTGCATTGCCTGCAAATAGTACCCTCCAGTCTGTGACGTTGACAGGTACTGGAACTGGATTCTCAGGAGCATTTACTATTAGCGGCAGTGCAGGGACAACGATTGCCTCATACACTGTCACTAGTGCCACGGCGGCAACTATTGTACTTAATACCGGGCCATATGAGTCTCTCGTAAATATCACTGACTCAAACGGGGACACCGGTTCGGTAGCGGTAGTTAGTACACAGTTCGGTGGTCAGGTCATGACCGATAAGTTTGCACTGGGGCGAACATTGCCGACGGCGGCGGGCGGAGCGGACGCAAGCACGGTTACGGGATCTTTGTTCAACTGGACTGACCCAAATAATAACTTTCTTGTCAATTCTGCGGGTAATTTAGTGCCATACACTAACACATCTAATTTGATGTTTCTTCAGCCACAGGCAGTCACTCCACTAAACATGACGGCAACAGCGTATCTTAATATTACGCCTCCTAATTTTAATGGCAGTAGGATAATTGCTCGATATCAGGACAGCACAGACTATATTGCAAGTGACTACGGATATTATAATGCTGGCACCGCGTTCGATGGATCGACACGATATAGTCTAACTTTTGATATAAAGATAGATGTTAGTGGAACAGTAACCTCTTTCGCCACAGGAACGGGCAGTTCAGCATGGATTCCTGGACATGTTTGTACTACTAATTTGACAGTTTTGAACAATACTGCAAACACTGCTGTAACTGTAATTTTTCAAGTAAACGACCTAACGGCTAATACCGTCAATTTTTATTCGGTAGGAACCTCCACTGGTGCTAGTTTACTAACTGCGGGACAGTGGGGCATAGCAACATCGCAAATCACAAATGCAAATACCCTTTCAATCTCGCAAGCATCGTGTTACAACGAGGCGGTTACTGCAACGACTGCTACAACCTCGATCCTTCCTGGTTCAACAGGAAATGCAATCACCATTGTTTCTTCAGGCTCAGGACTCGGCGCAACAGCATGGGCGACAATCGCTCCAAACTGGGTGATCAGTAATAGCGGAACCAACGGGTCGATTGTATCATCAAGCGTGACTGCCGCAACTACAGCAGTTGTTAATGTTAACGCCGGGGCAACGTCAGGAACTGTAACACTGACAGATGCAACAACAGGATTAAGTGTTCTTGTTCCAGTTTATATACCAACTACAAGTGCTACGGCGTATACTTTAACAGGCCCGACGACAGCAATACAAGCTATGGCTCCTCAAGGCCCCTATACTGTTTCACTACCTACAAATTATGCACCTGCAGCAACTATAACTATAACGCCGTCTTTGACTGGTACAGCGGGATCAACATTTAACTCGGCAACTGGATCGGGCAGTTTTACATCTTTTGTACTTTCACAGGCGCAGCCTAGTTATTCATTTTATGTTAATCCTTATTACAACAATTCTCCTGTAAACTCGACTGTTACAAGAACGCTCACAGTATCAAGTGGTGGGGCTTTAACCGATCCCTCCGGGATTGCATTTCCTGTAGGGCCTTCTATCAACTTAATAAGTGGCTTGCTATTGACAAATAGTGGGAACGGTACGGTAAGTGTTTCATTTACACCTACTAATCAAGCCACTTATCCAGTCACCTACTATCTGTATCGTTCAAGTGGGCCAACAGCTCCAGGATTTATGCCTCCCGCTCAAGGAACATCAGTAGCTTCTGTAAGTAGTTCCGCAACAACAGGAACACTGACACTCACGGATAATACAGCAGTCAATGGAACTGTCTACTACTACCGAGTCTACATGGTTGACTCAGGAACTGTAGGCAACACCCAGTGGTTAGGCTATTCTACGAATGTAGTTATTGCTTGTCCCCACGTTACAATCGGGATGCTTTGGATAGGGCACTCGGTTATGGCGGGTGTAATTGGTGAACAGACCAAGTCTGATTACCCCTCTGCAAACCCCGTAGGCCAAAGTTTGCCTGCTTATCAGTGGACGGTGGCAGGAGTAGCAACCGGGTCTGAAGTCATAATAACAAGTTCAAATTATGCACCTAACCTTCATAACCCTGTTGAGTCATTCGCAATGCAAGTTAACTACCTGACAGGCGGAAAGTACCAGATAAATGCAGTTGATTGTGGATATAGCGGAGCCTTTGTCTCAACATGGCAGCCTAATGCGCACTTAATTACGATTGCTGCACAATATCCTGCAACCACTTACCCCTACGTAGGGATTTCCTTAGGAATCAATGATGCAAACTCAAGCCCAGCAATTACGCCTTCGGCATACTTCACAGGTATGCAAAACATCATAGCATTTCTAATTGCCAACGGAAGAACAAAGATCGTCCTTAATTACGATATTATTGATGCCAATGCCGGTACACCACATGCGTACGCAGGAAACCTGACAACTCAAGCTCTTATTGCTGCATATAATGCACAACTTTCTAATCTTGTAACTTACTTTGCGGGAACCAACCCTGGAATAGTCGTTCTCGGCGACACGACAAATACTGATTACACTGCGCAATACTCAACAATTGCTAACTACACTAACCCCTTTAGTGCATCTGCACAACCTGGACTATTAGGCGATGGAACTCACCCGTCAATTACTCTCTCGCAGCAAATAGGTAAAAACTGGGCAGCTGCTTTTGTGACAAATGTCCTCGGAATAACGCCCGCGTTGGGCAGAGGCCGATCTCTCAAATAAATATAAGACCTAGCAGTACCGGGTTAAAGGAACCAAAATGAAATTTAAAAGCTGGCTCACGCTCCTGCTGGTCGCCGCAACCCCGGTTACTAACGGGATAGCCATATCCCTTACTTCAGGTCTGTCAGGTGGCAGTAGCAGCGGTTACTCCTATCATATATTTCGTAGTACATCTCCAACTGGGAGCACTTCTGGGGCACCAACATTTACTACTTCCACAATGCCATATACTGATACAACGGCGGTCGCAGGAACATTCTATTGGTATAAATTGGTGGGAGTTGACGGTCTGGGAAATCCCACCAATTCTGCTCCGGTTGCCGAAACCGGTGTAAATACAGCGACTACTACTGATCTTAGCGTGGTAGCCATTTATTACACCTCTATTCTGAATATCGTATATATTGGAGACTCCATCACAGCAGGTGGAGCTTTACCGACAGGTTCTATAACAGCTCCGACGCAATGCTCGACTTATCTGCAAAGCATGACTGGCATAAGAAATGTCTTTTACGCAAATGCCGGAGTCGGGGGTTTTACGACGACCACCTTTCTCCCTTCGGTTAATACGAGCAACTGTTTCGTTAACGCTGTTAATGATGCAACTTCACTGCAGACAGCTAATCCGGCAGGTCAACTTGTGTTTAGCATTATGCTCGGTACGAATGACAGCGACACAGGCAGTGATGGATCACCACGTACCGCCGCGCAATTGGGAGCAAATCTGGAAACGATCATAGGTCAATTAATGATCGATTTCCCAGCCGCAAAAGGTATACTTCAAACTCCACCCCTCTACACTGCTAACGCAGCAGTTGGGGCTGACTATGAGGAGGCGGGTTTAGCAAGATTAATCAGCTATTTTCCTGAGTATCCGGTTGTTGTTGCTTATGAAAACAGCCTTTATCCTGGACATATGTTCATGGGAGATACAACTGCTCCCGCTTTTTTTGCCCCTCTCTATACTACTGAAATGGTAATAGGGATAGGAAACAACGGCTATTACTATCTACATCCTAATCAACAGGGATCTAACGACCTGGCTCGGCTATGGGCTAACGGCATTTACAATGCTCTATTTGCACTGGCTACCACCTCCGGACGAGGAAGGACACTAAAATGAAATATCTCTTTTCGCTTTTCGCAGCTCTCGCATCTCTCGCGTTTGTGCAACCCGCACACGCAGTCACAGAACTAATCAAGACAGGTTCGCAAACGCCAATCCCATTCCTGCTAGTAGACAGCGCAACCGGTCAGACTGGTCAAACCGGGCTCTCTGGGAGCGTGGTAGTTACAGTCTACAAACCCGGGGGAAGTAGTTTCCTTGCTGACGGCGGATCGGTTACAGAGCTTGGAAATGGCGATTACGCCTATGTACCATCCACAGCCGAGACAGCGCAACCGGGATTGATTTATATTCATGCGACTTGTACCGGGTGCCAGATAGTGGACACATCGGCTCAGGTGGTCGCGTTTGATCCTACTGACGCGGTGGCGCTGGGGCTGTCAAGTATAACAGCTACCGCGCAACAGGCCAATAACGCGGCGAGCTTAACCACTTATGGAGTGGCTACTCCGGCAACGAGCGCAACTGCGATATGGGCTGCCAGCACAAGGACTATCACTGGGGGCAGCCTTACTGTCGCGCCGCCATCCGCTTCACAGATTGCTTCCGTAATTCTCTCAACACCGGCAAATCTACTGAATACTGACAGCTCAGGACGAGTTCCTCTGCAACCGACAGAGTCGTTCAATAATACCGGGCAGACAACCAATTACCCGACTAGCGGGGGCGGATCGGTGAGTGATACAAGTGTTCAGGGGGATGTGACTGCGTCGCTTAGCGGCCTGGGAATAAATAGCGGCTGGGTCACGGGGCTTGGCACAGTCAATACCGATGTGCCGCTGATTTATACCGCCGTAAATGCCCTGCCTTCGGCAAGCGCCATTGCTAGTGCAACACTGGGATCTACTATGATTACCATTCAGGCAGCCCAAACGACCAATGGTGTAAGCGAACAACTCTCCTTAAGACAGTTTCTTGCTTATGCAAATAGTGTACTGAAAAGTAACGCTAGTAATACCGCGCCGACGCCTAATTCGACGGCTACCGTAACCTACTATCTCCTAGGATACCCTGAGACAACGAACAACATTGTAGCAATTTCCACGCCTGCCTATGACGCAAATGGAACAATAACCGGTCTTACTGTCAAAGTGGCCAACCCATTTCCGACTTTCTAACCATTGCACTAGCTCTCTCGGGAGCTAGTGATGCTTGACGCTAATAAGGAATATAATAGCAGTGTCCTATAATAATATTGACGGTGAAATAGATAGTGAAATAGATAGTGAGGTTGATAGCTTACAAAGTCGGTATGTACCAAACTCAACCAGTAGTAGTGGAAGTACCTCTTCAACCTCCACACCGGGGACAACTATGCCGAAATATGATATAGCCGTAATGGCTATTATAAATGAGTTGAATGGCCTCAACTTTCCACAATTACTTTCGCCTGCCAGCTATTATATCATTGTGCGTGAAGCGCTCAGGAAGATCGACCGCTATAAACCGCAAACCAGTTTTGCCGTCTTTCCGACCATTGAACTTGTGCAGGACTATTATATTTTTAATACGAATGATCAACCTGCCAGCGCTGATCCCAACAAAGAGTCGCAAGTTCTTTTTGATGCCAACGGTGCGGAGCTGAACACAGGCCCGTGGATCAATGGTAATGTAGAAGAATATGATTTAGTCCCTGTGAACTCTGCGGGGCAGACGGAAACATACACAGGGACCAAGGGAGTCTGCTCGACAGCGCTCAGCATTGAGGATGTCTACTGGAACCCTGGCGGCGATTTTACCTCATTGAACATTTTTAGTCCGGGCTGGCAGATGCTTGCCAACGTCCAGCTTTATTCCGGCTCTTACTTTAATCAGCCCAGTCAAATGATGATTGTTTCCCAGAAACTTACGGCCTGGAAGCAGCAGTTTGGCTCTCAAGGGTTTGAACTCTTTGGACCGACCGGTGATCCTGGCTCGTTCCTGCGCCTTTACCCCTCCCCTCTGGAAGATGGGGACCTTGTGATTGTGCGCTTCCAGGACAAAAACCATCTGCCGACAATCGGGCCTGGAGATAATCGCTTTGATAACCTGATGATGTGGGCAAAGCATTATACGGCCAAGGCACTGGCAAACTATTATGCGGGAACGGCTGGCGTACAAATCCTCGGATTCACTGATAGCTCAAAGGCTTTGCAGTATTGGGCCAGCGAGGCTCTTCGTTATGAACAGGAAGCCCTTATTCAGATGGCTGGTTTGCATGGAGAGGCGGATCGGAATAACTAATGATTACTAAGGAGCAGATGTTTCGGGAGCGTGTGCAAAATCTTCTTGGCTCATTGCAGGGGCAGTATCCTACGCTTTTTGTGCCGGTCGAGCTTTACAGACTTAACGTTGTCAGCTTCAATCCTACAGAGGCCATTGACGATATGCCCGAGGTGTTCATACGCCTTGATCCCGGTCCCGGAACTATCGGGTTTAATTATCAAACAATGGATCGCTGGTATCAGGCCGATGTGGGGCTGATCCAGCAGAAAGTAAATAACCTGATTGTCTCCGGGGATTACGATCTGCAGCCAGATGACCATGTAATTATTCAAGGAGTCGCTTATATGGTCGTGGATGCCCAAAATATTCTTGGCGTATGCAAAGCCAAAATAGACCTTCCTAAAGCTCGGTGGAATAAGCAGCCCCGGGGGACGCCCACCTATCGGCAGATAGGCATACAGGCATACATAGAATGAGTTTGCTAGCAGAAAAAGTATTATTATAATGCCTAAACTGAAGATGCGCTGCAAAGTTAATCCCCGGGTGCTGGATACCAGCCGTTTCAACGCGGCCATTCAGCGCTCCAATGAGGCCGGAGCAAAGCTGTATGAGTCGTATGTGCGTAAGATTATTAAAGATGTTCTTGGCCGCCAGTACGCAACGCTGGCGGAGCTAAGGGCCATGGGACATCCCTATGCACGGAACCCGGCGGTGACGGTTAATCGCCGAGGAGTCACTCCTCAGCGCTTTGCTCCTCCCATGCCGACGGGTTATGTCAGCACTCACCCTAGCAGCTATGCAGCGTCAAAGTTTGGGAACTTTTATGACAGTATTGAGTGGGGCATCGAGAGCCGTGGCGCGAGGACTACGATTGAGGTTTGGGGAGCCGAGCAGGACCTTGCCCGTATTTTGCTGACCGGAACACCGACCATGGTGCCGCGCCCCTATAAGAGTCTCATTGGCAGCCGCATACGAGACGAGGTAACGAACCACGTGAGTAACTATTGGCGTCAGCGTATTAAGTTTGAATTCGTTGCTGCTGGCGCTTGGAATGGTCCTCGTGGATAGCGAGTACACCGATAAGGGAGAGGAAGAAAACAATGCCAGCACCACCATCGCAATCAACTATTGACTTTATGACCAGCTACATCAAGCAGCTTATCAACGCGAACCCCTATTTTGCGCCGATAGGCTACACACCAAACAAAATCAATAGAAAGTTTCCGCCAGGGGTTAAACCGAACGTCAATAGTGATTATCCGTACATTAATATCATGTACAAAACGCCCACCCGGGAACGCTTCGCTGCCATTGATAAACTCATTGTCTATGTCTGCGCGTATTCCAATAATTTTATCGAGGCAGAGCAAACGGCCTTTCAGCTCGTCAATACCCTGCAGCAACAGGAAACCGCAACGGATCAATTCACTGTATATAAGTTTCAGGACCGGGCAGGAATACTTGCACCGACCTTGATTCCCACCTTAAATGTCTACGAGGTCTTCACAGAATTCGATTTCTGGATTGGATAAGTAACTATGTTTAAGACACTTGAAAGTATACCTTTAACGGGGGTAGCAGTAATCGCCGTCAAAGGGGAGATTGATAGCCTTATATGCGGCTGGAGAGCACAAGCAGAAAGCGCAGAGGACCTTGAGAGCCTTATGATTAGCCAATGTTATATTGATGCCTACCAGACGCTTAGGCGACGTGTGTATGGACGTACGCTTCCTAAGCAGAAAGCGGCTAAGTGAGGCATGAGAAGAAAGCGCAGGCGCAGTCCGGGATGGGTTCCCTTCTCCGAATACCAGAGAACAAAGCGTGCAGCCTCCTGGGGGGTGGAAGAGCACTTTACTTCCACCATGAAAAGGCGTATAATGAAGCAGTTCGGAAGATGCTGCTTCCGATGCAAAGCAATAAAGAGGCTACAAATTGACCATAATAACCCCCTATACCTCGGGAATGCGCTCGACTACGGAAATGCCGTTGTCCTCTGTCGCTCCTGCAATCTATCCAAGGGAACAAAAATCCCGGCACAGTTCTACACGAGCGAAGAATGTACCCGACTTTCCGCTCTTCTTGCTGAGCAAAGAAGTTGGAAGGATATTCAACAACAAGCTAATCCCTGCAAGTAATAAGTAGTTGGACACTGTATCTTAACGATCTGTGCCTTATAATATAAGTAAGGCACTAGGCTTATTATGAGTCAAATCTTTCGGTGCTAAGGGAGATACCAGCTAATGGCTGTCGTAGACAAAAATAACATAGCGCTTGGCATCGGAAATGTGGAATTCGGTTCCTATTCGACGGCAGGTGCGTTCATAGGCTATACTGACATCGGTGCAATTAAGACCGAAGTTAACATGGAGCATAATCGGGAAGTCAAAGAGTTTGAAACGGGCCGACCTTTGGTCATCATCAAACAAGAAGTCATTCGCGAGTCTGTCATCTTGAAGTTCACCTTTGCGGAACTTAACCTTGGTACGATCAAATCAACCCTAGGACAGGGCGTAATTACTACGTCTGTTTTGCCGACGTTCCTTGATGGATCGAGCACGGCGCTCAGTGGTACGCTTCAAACAGGAACAACCTCGGTTATGAGTGGTGCACTCTATAAGTTTGGTGGTTTGCCTACGCTGACCACAATTGGTATACGGTTCACTCATGTGAAATCGAACGGTATGCGCCAGGTCTTTGAGGGCTACATCGCTTCTCCAAAGGGTACACTCACGCTTCCCTTTAAGGAAACGGACTGGAACCTTTTCGAAGCAACTTTCCAGTTACTGGCCAATACGGCTCTTCCTGCGGGACAGCAGTATTATCAGTTCTTCATTGAAGGTAATCCAACAACGGATAACCCGATAGGTTCGTAATTGGGTGGTTTTCCAACTTCGATGGTATAATGCAATTAGCGGCCCTGCTCCCGTCAGGTCCGCTAATTTTTTTTTGGAGGACTACTACCTGTGCGTGATTTATACGATTTACTGATGACCGTAGGCGTGGCATCTATTTTGGGAGCTCCCAAACTCTCTGTGATGCACGGACTACTGACAAAAGCCCAGGACATTCCCGGAGATACTGCGGAATTCGGTGTTTATTACGGAGGAACTTCTCAGTTTATTCATCTTGCTCTCCCGGACAAAAAACACCACATGTTTGATACCTTTCGTGGACTTCCCCCAGCGGATGCTAGTATTGATCTTCACAAAGAAGGCGAGTTCTGCAGCAGGCTCGATGATGTGGTAAAAGTGATGGGGGACCTTGCTACCGTAAGCCTGCATGTCGGTACTTTCCCAAACTCCCTTAAATCCGTCTACGGATACAAAAAGCTGCGGTTCTCCTTTGTGCATATTGACTTCGACCTCTATGAGGGAACCCTTGAGGCGCTGAAGTATACCTATGAGCGCATGTCCCCCGGAGGCGTGATGGTGTTTGATGACTGGATGTGGCCCAATACTCCCGGCGTGACAAGAGCTATTGACGAGTTCTTCTATGGAAAGCCCGAGACTATCCAGTCTTTGGAGCGGTATCAGGCATTCATTATTAAGGGCGCGTAGTAGTAACAACGCAGACACCCTAGCTTTACGGGCATTCATGTTATAATATCGGTAGACACGCAATAGAGTGTACTACCGATATTTTTTATTGTAGGAGGCGCAGAGCAATGGCAGAGCGAACATTTAAATGGGACGCTAGTGTCCTAGACCCGGACAAGCAAGCAGTGACCCTCGGGGAGGAGGAAATCATTTTTTATGAATTCCCGCGTACCACGACCGAGCAGTTCATTGTTGAGATTATCGAAAAGAAAATCTCTAAGGAAGAAAAGTACACCGAAGAGGAAACCAAGGAAGACGGCAGTGTGGTGGGCGTAGAAAAGATGCGAACAGTGCGACTTCCCTTCAAGGAAGTATTTTCTCAGCAATCGGATTTGATAAATAAATACTTGTCTAAGTCCACACGTAATGTAAAATCACCTAAGTATTTTGCTGAGGCAGGGTTTACGGCGAACGCCTATGGCCGCCTGGTTGATCTGCTTTTTGAACTCAATCATGTGGATGAAATACTTTCTGTGGGGGGAAACTGGCTGATGATGCCAAGCGTCTACGCGACTCGGGGAGTGGCACCTTCAGCAGACGAAAAAACGAGCTAACCCCTCCCGGTTCTGATTTTGCCGGTATGGTGGACTGTCTGACTTCAGACAAAGGCTGGACATTAGAGTATGTTCTAGCGCTCACCTACCGGCAATTTGCCTGTCTATGGGAGCGATATATTCATCGCAAAGAATGGGACATTGATTTAGCCATCAAGCTTAATCCCTTTGCTTCTACAGACGGCGACGACGGTAGCTCGGCGAGTAATAAAAGCCATGTTGATATAGACATGACCCAGGACGGAGCAATTGATGCAGGAGTCACGAAAGGGCTCTTTACTATAGGGCAAGATTATGACTGGGACGATGTTCCTAGCGGCAAGGTGTAAATAATAACAATTATGGGAGAAGATGAACTACTAAGCTTTACCGGGGCATTCGACGGCAGCGATATTGTGCTGGGCGTTCAGCGCATGGCTACGGAAGTCTCTGAGTTAGTAGACCAGGTGCAAGCAAAGTTTGATACCCTCTCGGCTAAATCATTTTCTCCTAAGTCAGTAAGCGCAGGCTACCTTGGTACGGCTACGAAGGGCATTGATAACCTGGCCAGCAGCTCCGAAACGCTGCTGGGACACCTTGACCGTATGAGCGGACATTTTACTAGTGGTCTCGGCATTGGTGTCGCTGTGGGAGGGATGGCGCTGCTCACCGGCGCGTTCGACCGTGGCATTCAAAAGGCCCGTGAATTTCAAACGGCGCAGATATCCATCGCCGCTACGCTTACCTCCGTTGGTACACGGATCGGAGCAGATGGAAAAACGCTCAGCCGCCCTGACCAATTTGCGGCTAACCTGCAATATGCCAAGGCGCTGCAGCAGCAGCTTCTCGATGCCTCTACTAAGAACCACTTGAAGTTTGAAGAACAAGTGGGAGCCTTCCAGTCCTCCATCGCTTCCGGCGCTCGTAAGGGCATGAATATTGACCAGATATTTCAAATCTCTGACCTTGGGGCCATGGCGGCAAAATCGCTCAACCTGCATGGCGAACAGATTGCAAATGCAACGCGCCTTTTGACTGGTGGCGGAGTCAACGTTGGACGATCTACTATTGGCCGCGCTCTTGGCATTACAAATCAGGATATCACAAGCCGAAGCGGTAACGACCTCTACAAATTCCTTGAGGATAAACTTAAGGGTTTTCAGGCCGCGCAAAATGAGTTCGGTAATTCTATTGAGGGCGTGATCTCCACTATTGAGTCTAAAGTTGATACCCTCATGGCTAGGGTTGGGATGCGCTTTTTCAATGCCGTGCGACCAACCATTGCCCGGTTCCTGGATGTCTTTGATGATCCGAAGCAGGGGCAGGGGGCTAATAGCGGTAGTAATGGGATTAATGATCCTAATGAATCGGATGTACACTTTCAAGCCCGCGTTGCTCAGCATAAAAAGGACGCTGAAGCCCTCAATCATCTTACGGATGCCGCCGCAGATATGTTCACAAAGATATTCAAAGCGCTGGCCTCAGTAATAGAATCCGGGCAGTTTCAAACCTTTGTTTCCCTGCTAGAAACGTTAGCCGGGTATGCGGATAAACTTGTTTTAGGGGCCGTCTTTGCCGTTATTACCTCTAACATACTTAAAGCCCAGCGGGGACTTGCCACCTTTGCAACTACACTCAAATCCATGGGCGGGGCGCAAAGCATGGAGCAGGTCATTGGGGGGCTTGCTAATGGCGGGTTGAAAGCCGGGAAAGCCCTTACAGCAGAGCAGATGGCTGTGCAGATGGGCTGGGCTCCCGTTGCAGCAGGCGGCGCATTACTGGGAGGCGGAGCGCTGGCCAAGAAAACGATCAGTGATGAAGGCGTTACTCTTTTAGCAGGAAAGCTTGATAAGCAAATTGCGCAGGAAGAGAATGCTGTCCGAGGCATGCACGAGCGCAGCGGTCCCAACGGCGCGGCTGGGTTTGGTGAGTTTACTGGACATAAAAAAATATCCGATCAGATTTTAGCAGAAGGTATTGCGCCAAGCGATCAGTACATTGACCTCTCCACGCTCCCCCCTATGATTGGGCCAGATGAAGATGTTATAGAGGGAGAAACGGAAAATCATAGGCGCAGTAGGAGAGAACTGACAAATCGCCCTCGCCGTGCAGCGCTGGATGTAAACTTACAAGAAGCGTTTCGGCAGGATGATATGAATAGCGCTATTATGCAAAATATCGCTAACTCTCCTTATGCCTCCCGGAATACACCGGAATATGACGACTATCGCAATGCCTCTCTGGGTGCCTATGCGGATAAAACAAGAGCTGAGCAGGCCACTCGGGGGCAAGCCCTTGTCGAAGAACTCCGGCTTAAGAGAGAGGCACTTAACGAAAGCTATAACAGCCTCTTCAGTGCCGGGAACGGAGAAGAAACCGGCCCCTATAACGAAGAAGATGCCCTGGGGAGAAATAGACCCGCACAGCCTTACGAGCATGCTTATCGTGGAAGTTTTGATCAAGCAGAGCGGGAAGCGGCTGAGTTTGATAGAGATAAGTCACTTTGGGGGAGAACAAAACTGCTCGGGCAGACAGCTAGTAATTATGCAGGGAGTGCGCTTGGTGGTGCCATAGGGCAAGTAGGAGATAAACTTATGTCCTCCGCCATGATTACTATGACCGGCATGGCAATTAATGATTACGCGGATAACAATAAAACCCCAGGAGTTAATATTGGAGGCACACCCTTTGATATCGGGCACGTAGCAGGAGACGCAACAGAAGGATATGGTGTAGGAGCACTTGGGGGGCCAGCTATCGGAGCCATTACAGCATTAACCAACGTAATAATGGGACCGTTTGTTCGCGCTCTTAATACTGCTTCTGCTACGGCTAAAACAGCAGCAGAGAACTTGGAAACCTATAATGCTGCCCATCCTAATGAAGCGAGAATTAATCTTCTGGAACAACGGATAATTAATTGGAAGGCGGAGGATAAAGGAACTCCTGGTAAGGCAGATGTACCAGGACACTATGAGTATGCAGCTAGTGATATGGGAGGACATGTTATTGGTATGTGGATTCCTAATGCCCCTGGAACTAAAGCTATAGCGCCGGGAGTGCATAAGCATCAAGAAGAAGCAGCACAAAAAGAAATTAACTCTATCTGGAATAAGGCGGGAAGCAAATATACAACTAATTACAATCCAGAAAATGACGCTATCGCCCGTCTACAAGCACAGATCAAAGCAGAAGGCACAGATGCAAACTTTACGTATGATCAAAGGGCTAAGCGTGCGCGTGAGACAGAAACCCTTAACGACCTGCTCATTGGGCAGCAGTACAAAGGTTATAAGAGCGCGGGGCCAGACGGCAATATGCACTATGATGACCAAACAGCTCCCGGCTGGATGGCAGCAAACCACAGAGTAACGCAGGAAGCGGCCAATAAAAACAGCGCTCTTTATCAAAACATTCTCCGGCGTCAAGCCTCTGAGCATGTGGACTTTGGTACGGCACGTTCGGAGCAAGAACAGGCTGCTATCGACAACATTATGTCTCCCCAGATTGGTAAGTTAGAAGCCGCTGACAAGCAGGCTAACGATACGCATGCAGAAGTCGAAGAGCGTTCTGACCTTTATACGAGCCTCGGACTTAAAGCAGGAAATCAGCATAATGATATCGGACAGAAGTTTTATGAAGCGCTGAATAAAGCAACAGAAGATGCGGGCAAGGTCTTTCAAAATATTGACACGGGTTCAGGTAAACAGTTCATCCAGAATGCTGTCAATGATTATTTTAAGTATGGGATTGCTGAGCCGCTTAGAGACTTGCAGGAAAAGCAGATGGCTGTGCCAGAGGCAGAGATAGCCCTGGATAAGGCCGCTTATGCCAAGACCAAATTACCGGAAGAGCGCAGGAAAATGGTGCTGGATATTGCGGGAGATCGTCTCAGCAGCGCCCAGGTAAATAGGCAGATTGCACATATGCCCCGAGAAATCAACGATACCTGGTCGGAAGAGCGCCAGCGCCAGCGTACGTTTAACCGAGAGCAGGAAGATGAACCGGAGAAGCTGCAGCGCGATCAGATGGGGATTGATAACGCTGATTATCAGCAGCAGGATTTCTTTGCCGGTATGAATGGCGGAGTTGGTAAGATTGCTGCGGATATTCGTAAGAGCGTGGATTTGCAATATGCTGGGAAATTTAATCCGGTCGCTTACCGAGAAGCCTATACCCGTAAAGTTCAGAACGAGATAGAAAATCTCGATTTAGATAAAATGGATGCGGTTAAGAAGCTGGATCGAGATAAAGAGGATAACACGGAGCGCATTGCAAAGTTTAAGCTAGGGTTTGCCGACTTTCTTGATAAACTTACGGACCTTCGCGCTAAAGGGTACAGCCTGATCCTTGAAAAGCAAAAGAGCAGCCTGACTACCAGTGACGCGCAAGAGGCGCTAAAGTTCTGGGATAAGACGAGTGGCACGATTGCCACTGATGATATTATGAAAGCGCAGATTGGGGTCGCAAGGGCAAAGGATGCCTTAGCTCTCGCCCAGCGTAATAACCCGAGCGCAGGCCTCGCAGCCACAGAATCCGCTGCTAGAGCCTCCGGGTATACCGTGCCAGCATTCGGAGCTATGCCTACGGGACGAGAGATTAACGCGCTGGGCACCGGGTATGCCCCGGCAGTGCACCGCGCTCTCTCCGCGCAAACCGATGCAACGCGGGCGTTACATAACAAAATAAATAGCAAATATTCGCAGGGGAATACCTCTAAGAATAGCCAGCAGCACGGAGCGTCTTCTACGCCCTCCGTTACCGTGCCTCTTACTGTTATGGAGAACCTCGACCCGAAAGCCATCCAACTGGTGGCAGAGAAAGCAATTAGAGATTATTGCCAGCAGCAATCAAGGAGAGCGGTAAGCAAATGAGTCAAAAATGGGGAACGGTCTTTATAGGGGGCATTCAGCTCGATATTGACCCGGATGATTATAATATTATTTCAGGCAAACGCAGAGGTTCTGTACATCAACTTATTACGCCTTCCACAATTAACGGAACAATGACAATGATTCAAGATTTTGGTGTTGATATGGGAGATTTTTCTGTAGAAATACGAGGTGTTGCTTTTGATTCCACGATAGCTGCTTTACTTGCTCTCTACAGATTAACTAATTATTCATTTATAGTGACAGATTTTAAGTATAATAATTACACAGCGCAATTTGAACCGGGAGAAGAGTCTTTTAAAGCCTCTACCGTTGCTGGAAGTCAGGATGCCTGGACCTATTTTATAAAGCTGAGAATAGTTGTATGGAATAGTACAGAAACGGTTTCTGGATCAACGAGCACTTTCCCCCCGATATAATTACACAGTTTAGGAGGCACCCTATAATATGAGCCGGATATCACCATCGCTGGCGCTTCGGCGGCAGCAGGTCGCTGAAATTGTTACGCTACTGAGAGAACATGTAGAACAAGATACTATCGCCCAGAAGTTTGGTATATCGAAAAAAACGGTCAACCGAATTAAAATGGGGGAAACTTGGTCCAGTATATCTGGGATACCCCGAAAAAAACCCACACTCAAACCAGCCGTTCCCCTCCCGGAACCTTCGATACCCGCTGAAAATGAGCGAGTTCTCTTTTTACAGGAGGCTACAAAAGAGAGCACAGAGTATATGGCTCAAGCTCCTAAGGAGTTCAAGGAATTTGTAGATTGGCTGATTGGAGTAAAAAACGCTTATGGCTTCTCATTCAGTCGTCCGATCTGCTGGGGCTGGTATGATTGGCACGACGGAGTGCATGCTGTGGCAACGGACATGGAAATCGCCTGGGAGAGCCAGGAGCTTGTGGACTATGCTCAAAAAGCTGTAAGCTATAACTGTCCCTATAGTCCAGTTTTCTCTAATGAAGCCCGTGAACTGCCTACTTTCAGTCTTGAATATCTGATGAATAGACCGATAGGAAAGCCTCTGACATTTGTCAGTGATACAGGCTCTATGACCTCTTATACTACGAGCACAGGCAAGCTTGTGGTTTTACGTAAAAAATATGTTATAATTGCACAGAACAATAAACTAGAAATCAGGGAAGCGGTAGGGCATACTGATTTTGTTTACTTTACCAAAAACAAAAATCGGTCTACTTCTGAAACAGCTACAGCCGTAATTGCCGCCGTTGTAACCATTAGTCCCACACAGGCCCAGGTAGAGACTAAGGCAGCACCAAAAAGAGAGACTCATCGAAAAATTATAAGGAGTGCTTAGATAAGTAACCATGTTTAATACAGTTAAAAAGATAGCTAATAATGTCAAAGAGATTTTTTCTATACCAACCGTAGATGAAAACGGCAACATCATATCCAATGAACTGGGCGGCCTGCATCCAGTCGATCTGAAGCTACAGGTCACCGATGTCACACAGACTCCCCATACATCCTACGGAGAGATTAAACTTGCCGCCATGCAGGAGCTTTTAGAGGTCTGTAATGACGATGATCTTGATGCCGTTTTACGTCTGACGATTAATGTACTGAAGGCCCGAGGTTTTACTTGTATCCCAGGCGATGTTGATGCCATTATGTACGATTTGTGGAAGCAGTCGGAAATGGTAGGAAAATAACTAATGGCCAAGCCTACTATTATAATAGTACGACAGCTCGGCGGAATAGGCGATGTCCTTGCTCTCAGTTGTGTCTTTCGGGGCATCCGTGAGAAATTCCCCCAGCATGAGATAATTTGTGTCACTAGCCGCCTCTACTTAGCAGGAGGCATCCTAGAACTGGCTGAGCACAATCCCTATATAGATTCCATTTTAGTCATTGAACCCTTTGAAGCCACAACGCAAACAACAAAGTCATGGTGGAAAGAGTTTGCAGCCTCGCCAAGACTGGAAGATTTTGCAGTAGTTAGAAAGGCTGATTTTGTGATCGACCTCAACACCGTTTGTATCGAAACCGAAATTACCGAATGCCGTAATTTCGGCAGGGTGCTAACACCTCGGTATAAGATATGGTGTGATGCTGCCGGAGTTGTTCCCAGCTCTTATTTTCCGTGTTACGAGTTTAGCAAGAACGAGCTACGCGCAGCACAGCAGTATAAAAAAGAAAACTGGCCCCTAGGAAAAAAGGTCATAGGCGTTGGTGTAGCCGCGAGCACCCCCGACCGCTCGCTGAAACCAGGGGTCCTGATTGATGTGTGCAGGCAGCTCCGGGATGCAGGGTGTCATGTTGTGACGATTGACGCCACACGCAAGTATGAGGACTTTGATTACCTCGTCGGTAAGCGCATAGCGCAGCTTATGCCTCTTATCTCTGAAATGGATGTAGTGCTCTCAATGGACTCCGGTGTGCTGCATATGGCAGGGGCTGTTAGTACCCCTGTTATTGGAATCTTTGGGCCGACTGATTACAAGATGCGTATGGGTCAGTATACCGGCTCGGCCATAGACTCGACCCAGCTTACTCCCTGCGCCCCATGCTGGTATAACTATCCCTGCAAAAAAGAGCGCAATCCTGCTGACCATTTTAAGTGTTTTCAGAAGATATCTCCTAGCGTAATTGTGGAAGAAGTCCTACGCTGGGTAACGTGGACAGATCGACAGGCGGCCGCTTTACCCCTCCCTGTGATAAAATAATATATGTCAGCAAGTATTACAATTGAGAATAATGCACAGGCTCCCATCACGTCAGCGAATTTTGGTTCACTCACGCCGGGTACGACTGCTATTGCCTACAAATATTACCTGGCTAATGTGGGAGATGCGGTGGCCAGCTCCGTACAGGTACAAGCGACACGGATCGCTTCAAATGACGGTGTAGACTACGTACAAATTGCTCCAGACGTAGCCGGTAATCCGGGAACGTACTCAGCAAATTTGCTGAATGTTGGAACACTGGCTGCCGGAGCCTCTTATGCGTTTTGGGTACAAGTTTCAGTACCAAATGGGGTCAGTCCTGCAGGAAACCCACGACTGTTCAGTATATCGGCCAGTTATAGTGGAACATAAGTTAGATAATTAATAAACAAGAAGGAAGTTAAATATGTCTGCAACCTTTAACTGGGCACAAACGAATGGAGCCCCAGCCGGAACAACTACATTACTAGGGGCCAGCGGCAACCTAGTCAACTTTAAAAACATCGACGGCGCGGGGACAAGCAACTATGCTACGAACCCGATCCCTGCGGGCAATAACTCGTTTGAGTTATGGCTGCGTGGGAACTTTTCCGGCGTCTTTAATTCAGTCAGCAATATTCAGTTTTGGATGTCTACGGGCTTTAGTCCTAGCACCGGCTTAACGGTTATGGCTAATACTCAGCAGGTCACTTACGCCCAGCCCACCAGCGCTACAAGCAGCATCGCCACTTCTGCTGTATCTACGAGTGCTCCAGGGACACAGAACGTCTCGGTGGGGGGATCGCTCACCAGCAGCATTACGTCTAGTGGCTATACGGACTATATCGTGCTCCAACTCCAGACAACCACCCTCGCACCTGCAGGTGATACGAGTTTGGCTACGTTTTCCTGCTCGTACATCGAGAGCTGAGTCCCCAGCAGTTTCCTCTGTTGTAGTTATTTGAGAGTAAATTAGTAAAATAATAGAAACTCTATGTGTTATAATAAACATGGGAGCCAATCCTGAAACTCTTAGTAAAAGCTAAGACACATGGGAGTAACTTCCACCCTTTCTTGGTTAACTATCCAAGTTTACAGAAGTAGAAAACATAATTAAAATTGGAGGCACCGATTTTGCCGATTAAGAATTATAAGGACATCGTACTCACAATGGAAAACTCTGAAATTCCAGCCCCCCCTAAAGAGGAGGGAGCTATTGAGCTTTTCCGGGATGACCTGCGTACCCCGCAAATTGAGTTTGGTCGCTGCGCCATTACTGGCCAATGGGGTAAGTGCGTATCCCTTGATCTGGGGGACATCTCTATTGACTCACCGGATATTACCCGGGGTGTAAGCCTTGATGACGCTGGCCAGGTGCGTTTTTCCATCTGGAAACCCACCATTTTTAACAACCAAATCACGGTTTCTGAGGCAGGCTTAGAGAAACTTCTCGCTTGGTCCAGAAACCAGGAGAGCCCTATTCCGAGTATCACCCCAGACCTTGTGTATATGTGGAGTGTCATGTATACCGATGGCGGCGCTAGGAGCCAGTTTGAAACCACGGAATCAGGCAACGAAGTGGAAGTCAACTCACGAGAGATCGACTACAGCAAGCTTTCACAGATTAATCTGGTGCCGCATTACGGTGTGGGAAATCCTGATCTTCCTACGTATACTTATGTAAAAGAGTCAGGCAAGATATATCGCAATGGGGAAGAGCTCGATCTGCAGTATTCCGGCGAATTTATGCCCATCGCCGACGTGGTGTATTCCCGTAAGGTGGATCATACCTGGGGAAGCGGCATGGTGCAAAACAGCCTAAGCCGTAACATTAGCGCGGCACATACGAGCGTTTTGCAGCTCCTTGGCTGGAAAGAAGGCGGCCTCCAGGCAAAACCAGAATTTCTGGGATGGGAAGAGGGCACAAGTCCCGTTACAGGAGTATATTTTTCGAACGAGGTCTTCTATGAGCCGCGAGCCTGCATCATTTGCATCGACGACCGGGGCGTGTGGCGTCCTTGGCAGTATAGCGCTGAAACAAAAGAGTTTGCTTTAGCAAGAGTGACAAGAGCATCCACAACCAATAACGCTAGATAACTAATTATTATGCCGACATCCTTTCCAACAACCGTAGATAGTTTTACCAATCCGAGCAGCACCACATCGCTCGGAAGTGGTAACCCGGCGCTTGTGCATCATACACAGCATGCCGATGCCAACGACGCAATCACGGCGCTTGAAACGAAGGTCGGCGCAGCAGCATCGACTGATCCCACCTCACTCGATTACAAAATTCGTACCGGCAGTTTCCTCCGAACAACGGTAACAACGACTACAGCCCTCATTGCTAATGCCGCTTCCGATACTACACAAACGCTCGCTATCGGTAAGGAGGCGACTGTGCTGCAGCTTGTTACTTCCGCAGCCGCCTGGGTACGCCTGTACGCCTCGACAGCCGCGCAAACGGCTGATAGCACTCGGCTGCAAACGGTGGACCCTGCGGCAGGCGCAGGTGTGCTGCTGGACGTTTTAACAACGGCTAGTCTGCTGACAATTGTGCTTTCCCCTCCAGCAATTGCTTTTAGCAGTACGGGAGGCACCACTATTCCCATCACCGTCACAAATGCTAGTGGCGCAGCGCAGGCGATCACGGTGACACTCACCCTCGTACCAAAAGAAGGATAATTATGGCAATAGCATCATTTAATAGCTACCCAGATAACTCAGCAAGCGGCAACTTTAAAGCCTGGGGATCAGCCCTGAGCGCTGCTATTGCCGTAGTAGGACTCACTAAAACCACAGACACGGGCCAACTTGTTTGGAGTTCCGTACCAGCAACAAATCCAACAACCGCAAGTACCTTTTATGGTTATGAAATTTGGCAACTGACGGATACACTGGCTGCAACGTTTCCTGTTTATATTAAAGTAGAGTATGGAGCAGGAACGAATGTCGCTTCCCCCTCGATTCGTGTATCAGTTGGAACAGGTACAAATGGTGCTGGGGCGCTTACAGGAAATATTTCTACACCCGCCGTGCATATGATTTATAGCAGTGACACCACTAGATTACATACATCCTTTGTCAGTAGTGATGGTGGTCGTTTGCAGCTTGGCCTCTGGGTTGATGCACAGACAGGCTATGGGGGTGTATTCTCTATCTCTCGTACAGTCTCTAGTGCAGGCGTCACTAATACTAACGGAATTAATATTGTAACATATAATATGGTAGGCCCTAGCACACAGACGCAAACGCAGCAGTATATTCCTTTTCTGGGACTTGGAATACCCTTTCCCTACACACCCTCCACAACGTGGTGCTGCGCTGTGCCTAATACAGGATACGCAACGCTTGGATCAAATATCGGAGTTTTTCCAATTTTCCCCTGGATAGGTTTTGCCGATAACCCCGATATGGGAGCCTTGGCGGCATTTAAGAATGATATCGGAAT